TCCGCCGGCGTCATTGTATACATTGGAGACACTGGTAACAAGAAAAGACTCTTGTCGGCGGTATCCGTGGACACCCAATTGAACGACGATGCGTAACATGGCCTAGAAGCTATATAATCCAGGCGCATCTCGTCTGAATCCGTTCCAGCCCACCCTGACGGAGTGATTAGCGCGTTAGTGGCGGAGACGGATAACTTGTGCGAAGTGTCCGCCCCGTCGCTATTCATAAAATATTGGGCGGGAGCGTTCTTGACACGGGTAACGGGGGCCTCTACACTAGGTTTGGAAAATCCCAACATCTTTAGGACTGACTCGCTGGCGTCGGATATCATCCTTGTTGGGGATGACAACCAACCCAGGCCGACCCACGGCAACGAGTCGGCAATGGCATTGCCCAAGCTCCCAACTGTGGATGAAATAGATTTCCTGGTCTCCATCTTCGCTACTTCATTACCTATTTGGGCGTAATTCGAGGTCAATGGTGCATCGGTCGGGTATCTCAACTCAACGTCCTCGAACTTTGCCCATATAGTATAATGGGCGGTGGTAGAACTTTGTGATGCGAGAGAAGACAAGACTGAAATTACGACATTACCAAAGGATCCTTGTCCTGTGGCGAGATTAAAATACAAATATGGGGATACATAAGGGGTCACAAATTCCATGGACGTGGTGTTAGCTAGATTCATAATTACATGGGGACAACCTGAAGCCGCCACCGGATCAGCTTTTGAAGACGTAGCGTACCATTGGGTGTGCGAGTTCATATATTCGGAATAAGGGACATAATGCAACATGAGAGCTCCGGCCTGGAACGGTTGAGAATTGACTTCTATCCGAACGCGGACCTTCGCTTTAAAACCAGTAAAACCATCTATCTTATTTATATTTTGTACAACCATGTATTGACCAGTATTAAACAAATTTTTGGGAAAAACAAGATTAGATAGGACATCGCCACGCACGGATGTGCTAGACCACGTTCCTTGTTGTATAATTACATATCTACTCAAGAAATCAGAGATTGAGTGATCACTCTTCTCTCCAATGCAATCGTATAGGGAGGATGGCAAATCCCCTTCGCATGCGGTAAAGCGTTCGGAAACTCTTGTACCATCATCACGAAGGGTTATAGTATCATTTGAATCAGGGGTCGTAACAGATAAAATATCAGGATTGGCATTAAAATTTTGTTCAGTAAGTAAGTTTCTTATGTGCACGGCTACTTAACCAATGCACAGCAATGATGTTTCCTTGGACAATAAAGGGCTGCTTTCCGTGGTCCTAGGATATAAAGATAAAAATCTACACGGCTTTCTACAATAGCAATACTCAACGTTTTATTTACATCATAATTTTGCATACATCGAGCAAGATCACATCGTAGAGGGGATTTTGTGTCCAGAGACGAACGGGTGGTGGTAATAATACAGTCCCTCATCTCTGAACCCTGTGACACCGGCCTGATGGGCGGCCTTCACAATTTTTGGGACTAATTCATCATACACAGCTTTGCCGTGCATAGCAACTTCTTTGATGACCTCGGAAACCACTTCGCTTTCTTCAGGATTAGAATCAAAGCTCCTCTGTTTAGTCCAATTCAACATCTCTAAGCGAGTCGCCAAATCTGCGGGACACAAATACACAGTGGTCTGTCCAAACACGCCATCAACCTGCTTGAAGCCCCTCTTGAGGAATGATATATCTTCAATGGTTTTGTTGTTGACGATGTTGGCGCTCTTGTCAGCAGCGGTGTAAACCATGCCAAACGTCTTCATCACTTTGACTAAAGTCTCCATGTTGAACCATTTGAGCACTTTGGGGCTGATGGACAACACGTTGTCATCCCCATATGCCACCAGTCGCACATTCTCGTTGTACGATCTCATGGAACATTCCTCGGGGCAATGGATTGCGGCGAGCATCAAGTAGGCACAACGAAACACCAAGTTCACAAAAAGGGAATTGACTTCAGCTGTGGCTACGAAGCC